TGTACCTACATTATAGTCTTGGTAGTATGGACCTGAAGGGGCTGGGGATGGTTCAGGGGATGGTTCAGGTGATGGCTCTGGTGATGGCTCTGGCGCAGGGCAAGACATGTTGAGAGCATCTTGGAAAGAACCAGTATAGGTGTAAGAACCGCCGCAAGGATTGGTAATGGTATATGTTCTCAATACTGCGGTAATGTATTCCTCTACTGCGGAGATTTTGGCAGAAATTGCCGTATCAGCAGCCTGTAAGGCAGCCGTGCTGGTAGAATATACACTGTTTTTTGATGCCTTATCCGCATTATATGTAGCAATTGATACTTTAGAGTCAATTGCGGCCTGTTGGGCAGCATCAACTGAAGCTTGGACGGTTTGAGCAACTTTTGTAGCTAAAATGCCAGAAAGTTCACTATCCTTATTTAAGAGTTCAGTCTTAACACTATTGAACACCGCCTGTGAGACTTTGCTATTAATAGCATTAGTTACAGCTCCTGCGATATTGCCTTCGATACCAGAAATGTTAGACTGGATAGATACAATAGTGGAATCAACACCATCAATACGAGTGCTAGTTGCCGCACCAGTTGATGTTAAACGGGCATCAATTGTTGAATCAACACCATCTAAACGAGCAACGGTAGCATCATATGTAGTCTTATTTAACTTAACAGACTCAACGACACCAAGTCTTGTACTAAGAGAAGCATCTGTGGCATCTAAACGCGCAACATCCGTAGTATAGACTGAGTTTTCAACCTTATTCGCATTAACTGCGTCTGCTCTTAGTGTAAGAAGAGTATCATCGGCCTGAATAGAAGCTACACCACCATTGAAAACTGATAATTCAGCCTTGTTATCTTCAGCAGCAGATAAACGTACATTTAATGCTTCATTTGACGCATCTAAGCGGGTCACGAACGCATCATGGATAGTCTTATCAATCTTCACAAGTTCAACAGTACTTACACGACCATAAAGAGCAGCAGCGGCCGCATCTATACGATAAGTATTAGAATCAAAAACAGTAGTTTCTAATTTGTCAGCTTCAATGATATCAAGTCTAACACCTTGTGCCGCATCAGCGTTATCAATACGAGTAATATTTGAAGTAAATGTAGCAACCTCAACTTTATTTTGTTCAACAGTACTTACACGTGTATCTAACGCACCATCGGCAGCAGAAAGCTGTACATGCGTTGCCTGATAATCAGAATCATTTAGCTTGCCGGACTCCGCAGTTGTTAAACGCGCCTCCAAGGAAGATGTATTAGAATATAGAGAGCTAATGCCGCCTTCTGATGTAGTAATACGAGAGTCAAGCGCTGCGATTTGAGCGCTCTGTAGATTCGAGTAACCAGTATAGTTCATGATGTTATATTGTACAATTAGAAAAAATCTTTTTGGTATCTTAAGTAGAGAATTATTTTATTTTTAAAAAATAAACGCACATAGATATTATTAATATAAAAATAATATCTATGTTTTAATCGTATTTTATATATTGTTATATACTATATATTACATGTATTATGTATTTAAGCAAATAGACCTTGAGAGGCGCCGCTGTAGTAGTAGGCATTGCCGCTTGGGAGTGTGATGGTGTATGTTCTTAGGAATACTTCAATGAACTCTTCAATTGCGGCAAGTTTACCATTCTGCGCAGCATCAGCGGCCAATAGGGAAGACTTGTCAGAGGCATATAGAGAATCAAAAGCGCTCTTGTCACTATTGTATGTAGCAGTAGCAAGCTTGGAATCAATATCAGCCTGTTGGGCTAAATCGACGGAAGCCTGAACAGTCGCAGCAACCTTAGTGGCAAGAGCAGCAGATAGTTCGCTATCAGCTTGTCTTAATTGCGCCTCAATGCTATCAAAAACACCCTGTGAGACCTTGTCATTGATAGCCGCAGTTACTGCGCCACTGATATTGCTTTGGATACCAGAAACACTTGTTTGGATGCTTGAGATAGTGCTATCAACACCATCTAAACGAGCACTTGTGGCCGCATTAGTTGATGTAATACGAGCATCAATGGTAGTATCCATGGCATCAAGACGAGCAACAGTTACATTGTAATCAGTAACATTGACCTTGTTAACTTCAGCGGCAGTTAAACGTACATTTAACGCACTGTCAACGCCATCTAAGCGAGCAACAGCAGCCTGGTGAACAGATACGTTGGTCTTATCGGATTCTAAGGCGGAAAGTCTGTTACCAAGAACAGTGTCAACACTATTTAAGTTAGCAATAGCAGCTTCGTAGACTAGCTTCTCGACCTTATTGGCTTCAACAGCTGAAATACGTACCTCCTGAGCAGCATCCTCTGCGTCTAGACGAGCAACATCAGATACATGGACAGCGGCATCTAACTTAATAGATTCAACGGTAGAAACACGAACCGCTAAGGCAGCGGCAGCGGCATCAATGCGCGCCGTAGTAGTTTCATAAACAGCAGATTCAACCTTATCGGTTTCAACTGTTAATAAGCGGCCAGCCTGCGCTACATTCACAGCATCAATGCGATTAACAGCAGCCTCAAAAACACTATTCTCAACCTTGTTAGATTCAACCGCAGATACACGTACATCAAGAGCAGTATCAGCCGCAGTTAATCCATTGAGGTCAGTCTGGTAAGTAGCAAATTCAACCTTGCCGGACTCCGCAGTTGTTAGACGGAGCTCTAATGCGTTAACGTCAGTATTGAGTGTACGAACATCAGCTTCTGATGATGTAACACGAGTAGTTAGTGCGGCGATTTGAGTCGCTTGGAGATTGGAGTAACCAGTATAGCTCATTTTTATATCCTATGGTTAGATTTTAACAAAAGGAAAAAAAGTTGGACAAATATACGCACTAAATTAATTCGGTGGACATGGGGGTAACTCAGGTAATGACCCAGGAACTGTCGCAGTTGCTGCCATTGACATCATCATAGGCATAGTACCATCTGGATTAAATAGTATAGTTCTATCACATTCATCCTTAATTGTATATGTTGAAGACAGAGCCATAAGATAATTTTCAATATTAGTTACTTTATTGACTAGCTGTATTAATTCACTTGATGAACTATCTAATACATTTGTAATATCAGATGCCAAGGCCGGCAGTGTTACAGATCCATTCGCAAGATGCCTTGAAGTAACAGAACTATTTGCGATATGAGAAGACTGAATGATATTTGAATTTAAACTATCAGATGTAATAGAATTACTTGCGATTTTATCATTTGTAATAGCCCTGTCTGCGATTTTTTCAGTTGTAACGGATTTAGCTGCTAATTTCGAAGTTGTAACTGAAATATCAACTAGTTTTTCAGTTGTAATAGAGCTATCAGTAATTTTATTTGTAATATCTAAATTATTCGCCAATTTATTTAATGTAATAGAACTATCTGCGATTTTATCAGTTGTAACAGCATTCGACGCAATTTTATTTGTGGTGACTGTACCATCTGCCAATTTATCTGTAATTACAGAATCTGCTTGTAAATGCTCTTGTGTAATAGAGTCTAACGGCACAGTTACAGATAAACGACTTATTTGTAATAAAATCTCTTCAACCTTCTGGTTTATATTTTCAGCCATTTTTTGATATTCAGTTGTAACAACACCATTTACAATCTTTCGAAATAGTGAAGAATTTACAACAAGTGAAATAGATTTCCTTAATGTAACATTGTCCGTAGTATTTGCCGACATTCGTCACTAACTTATTTAAAGTACTATAAATTATATTACTTTAAATTGTATTTAAAATACACATAAATGCTATTTAAAAATTATTACAATTCTTAAATTATGCTATTTACATGCGTGGGAAGCCGACGAGGTTGGCACCGAGACCGAATCCAGCACCTTGGCGGGCAGTGACACCAACACTTGGGGAGACGGCGTCGAGGATGGCGAAGACGACCGCAGCGAGGACAGCGAGGGTGGCGACTTCATCGAGAGGGAGAGCCTTCTTAGGGATGAAGATTGCGGCAGCAGCAATTACAAGACCCTCGATTAAATATTTGATAATGCGATTAACAATTTCAGCAAATCCGTAGCCCATCATTTCTATATTCATCGCATAGAAAAAAACTCGCACTGAAAACTTTAAAAAGTCTAGCGTGAGTTTAAAGCTTTAGAGCTCAGAAACTATAGACAAAATGAGCGATAAGAATACCCCAACCGTAGTTGAAGACTTTCTTGACGAAGACACTGAAATCCCTGGCCAACGCTATGTATTGCTGAGTTTCATCAGTCCGGAGAAAGTTCTCGAAAAGAAGGACATTCATTTCTTCCGTAAATTCCTTCAAGCATACGAAGTTGACTGGAAGATTAAGAATCTTGAGAAATACATGGTCGATGTTGTAAAGAACATTAATGACCAACTAGATGACCGTATTCGTGAGCTTGAGAAGAACGACCAGTTTGACCAGGCCACTATCTGTCGTAAAAACCGTGTAAGTGTCGATAGTCTAATGAATGAGTATAACCAGTTTATTCAAAAGAGCCGTGCCGACATCCAGAAGACGAAGATTGCCGAAGCATATGATGACTTTATGTATGCCAATAAGACCAAGCTTGAAGATGAATTCTATGCTCTAAATGAATTCCGTACATCCGTACGTGGTATCAAGGTCCGCGGTGTGTATGGCAACCCTAAGGAGGCTGAGCTCAAGGCCAAGAAACTACAAACCAAGGATAAGTACCATAATATCTTTATTGGTGACCTTGGTAAGTGGCTACCTTGGGACCCTCAGCCCCATGAAGTATCAGAGCAGGAATATGCTCAAGATGAACTCAACACCCTCATGCGTAAATACAAGGAAAATGAGGACAATCGTGAGAAGTTCTTTGATGAACGTGCTAAGAATGGCGCAAAGGGCTCAAATGCTAAACAGGTATTTGGCGCAGGTACTGAGGGTGGTGCGGCTCCATCTGAAACCTTTGGCAACATGTTTAATGGTTCTGGTGACCTTGCTCTTCAGCGCAAACTTGAGAAGCCAGTTGTAACTATCGAAAAGGTAGCTGAAAACACCGTTGTTGAACCTGAAACCAAGTAAGTGGTGTAATTTAAATATTTTATATGATAAATTGAATATGGAAAATATACAATTTATTATTAAAGATTATTCTACTAAAATACTTATGAGTAGTATCCAGTGTTTGGAACTGGGCCACCTACAAAAGTAGGAATACAGGACTGTGTAGTTCCATCACAGAAGTATCCCTCAGGGCAAGGGGTACCATCCTCATTTGGTGAGCGGCAGAGGTAATCCGTATTAGGGTCGGGGCGCCATGTTGGGAGCTTTGAAGCAGACCCAATTGCGGGGATACCTGCTACACCACCATCAGCAGATGAAGGACCTGTAGTCATATCCTGGAAACCAGAAATCATAAAATGAGTTTCCATTCTTCCTAAATAACGAACAATCATTGGTAGAAGAACTACCGCGACGACGAGCAAGACGAACATTGCGCCAATTCCCATTGATTTAGAGCGAGCCATTTTCTAGCAAAAGCATAGGTTTTATTATGACCTCGACCATTTAAGCATATGGATACTTTGTCGGTGGGGTCATAGGTAAATCAGATATCGGTGGGAGCTTTGGAGGGATATCTGACTTACAATACCCATTCATACACCGTACGCGCTCTCCTGAACACGAGGGTAAATCAACCCCACAACGACCAGCGTCCACAAATCCCTCGGAAGCTCTAGGCGTTATCACTAAATATATCATCATCCCCATCACTAATACAACAAATAGTGTACCAGCAGATTGTCTTAATTTCATGTTCATTTTATCTAATTATATACAGTATTTATATGGCTATCAACTCATATTTATCTATTATTTCCTTCTCCACAATTAAATCCTTCTTCCTTAAATGTACCATTCTACCCACACGTTCAATTACATCATAATAATTTAATACTATGCTGTAATGCTCCAATCTATCTCCAAAATCATCGAATAATACATCGGTTTCTTTCGATATTAGCGAATGAATATTCAAAGCACATGCTACTCTGAATCGACCATCAATCAATACCAAGTTTACATCCGATAAATCAAAATTCTTTACAATTTGACTATATTCGCGCTTCCTACTCTCAGGACAATCCGCTGATGGATGACCCCATGTCATTGGCCTACAATGTAAATCCACCAAATGTAACTTTACTTTTGAATTATTCTCAAACTCACTCTTCAATCGATTATACCATTCTATATCACTCTCAATTGAAATTATATCACCTTTAATGTACTTACTAGCAAGTAGGGTTGAACCGCCTGAGCCAAACTCTAAGTATGAATTAGTCTTTTTTAACTTTTCTTCAAAGAATTTACAGACATTACTTGGTAGCGAAGGATATAAATTATCACACATTTATATTTATACTTAATATCTCTTTTGAACATTAATCGCGGGACCCTTTAGCTTCGCACTTTGTCGTGGGTCAAACATGTTGACATCCTCTTCTTCCTTGAATCTGGCCAACATCTCGGATTGTCTCCATAACTCGGGCGCGCCCAACTTGAAATCACCATGAATATCCGCCTTATACCAGAAAATAGTATCCTCTAACTTGTTACTTTGTGTATTGTTATTAACAACTAAACATTCAAAATTTTGTGTACATTGGTCCATCATCTGACAGAAAAATTCAAATGAGGGGAAAGCGGAACCATAATTCGTAAATAGACGGTCTCTGTTGTTCTTATATGGCTCTCTCAGAATGAATACGTAATCGACGTTTGTACGAAGCGCTGGAGGAATACCGAGTGGGAACTGCATAGTAATAATGAAGAACACCTTCAACCAACGACCGTTCATGAATAAGTAGCGAATATTCTTGTCATGAGTCCATGAATCATCGTACATGCAGTCATCAAGAATTAAGAATGCGCGGGGGTCGATATTTGATTTCACACCTCTGCCCTCATCCTGTTGAATCTTGCTCATAACAAGCTTCTGTCTTTTAACGAAATTAGCTAAAATCACGGGATTGTATTCACCATGAATGAACATCGGTGGCACAATTTTTTTAAAGAAACCGTTTGACTCTTCAGTACCTGAAATTACACAACCCATAGGTAAGTCTTGGTGATGGAACAATAAATCACGAACTAAAGTGGATTTACCAGTACGACGACGACCGATAAAAACTACAACCGCATCTTGTGGAACTGATTTCATCACAAACTTCCGGAGGTTAACATTTACTCCACCTTGCTGTGCCATTTGTATTCTAGTACAAACAAAAAATACCTAGTGCGCCATAGAAACGCACGTACAACTCTTTCAAACAAGAAGATGAAGTCAGTACTCCATACACTTCAACATCAGCCCTGTAGGGAAAGAGACATCGATGAAAATGAAAAAGAAACCTTTTCAAATTATTTACACTTACAACGCTATCATCCAGCTCTAGATATCTTTAAAATTCCTGAATCCGCTCTGTCTCACAAAAATCTTGAACTCCCTTCAAAATACCATATCAGTTCTTGGGGCAAACAAGATGAATCAAATCCTAAGATTTGGAATACACAAAGAACAGTTTATGGCTCTACCACCTCTGAACCATCTAGAACCTTTGTAAAAACCGTTCACCTCCTTAATCCAATCGACCTAATTAAAGAAAAATATCTCGTACCAGAGCATCCTCTACTTCCTCAAAGTGAAGGAACTTGGAAACGAACACTAACAAAACTACATAGCCACAATAATCAAGCATATGTTGACGCAGTTGCTAACTTTGTACTTAGCGCATTTAGAGAAACAGATTTAACACCACACTGTATACTTAATTATGGTGCGGCAACAGGAATTAGCAAAAATTATCAATTTAATATTTCTCAGGAATATGATACGTATAGACAATGCCGTTGGTTTTGGACTGGCATGAAGTCACACTCTGCTCGTATCACTGTTATGCGTGGTGACCCAGATTTAGAAGACATTCCTAATTTTGAAGAAATCTACAAAGAAATCACAACATGCCCATTCGAAGATGATGATGATGGCGTAACTGAAGTTGAACTAGAACCACTTTCAACAGAACAGGTTGATAACTCGGATGTTGAGTCTATAAAATCATATACATTTGACAACATTGAAGATGATGCTACAAATGTTAAGGATATTTTTGAAATTAATAAGAATGTTACAAAACGGGTTTCTTTAAATAAAACGGATTCGGATTCGGATGATAGC